TTGCTGTACCAATGTGCTTTATCCTGGCTATCATCAACCCAAGTTGTATAGTAGATGTAGTTACTACCCACAATATCATCTTCACTATATCCGAAATAACACCAAATAATATTGGCAGGTTTTCCCCTATGGCGTATCTCCATACCGCTATTTTGATAAACATCGGAATATTTTATTTTGTTTTTTATCTCATGGGTAATAGTTGCAACCTCCTCAATAGTGCTTTCATATCGAAGGATTACTTTTGCAGACAAGCGTTTAATATTTGTGTGTACAGGTTCTACTTCGTATATTATATATTTATCTGTTTCTTCATAAACTTGCGCAATACGATATGGGTTAAACTCCTCTACCTCAAAGAAAACTGTTCCTCCAATATTAGAGCGAAATATAGGTTGTTGAGTTTCAGATGGGTGGTGATTATTCCAAATCTTAGCATAGTGAAAGATAGCTTCATTGATAGCTTCTAAAGATTTTTTCCCGTTCCTTATCAAAAAGCGGGACGTGAGAGCATCAACTAAGAAAGTAGTGTAGGTACTCAATTTGCGTTCAGGATTAAAACCAGATGTTTGATCTGCGCCAGACGACGCAAGGACAGCCTATCCGTATCCAACAAATGTGTTAACTGTTTCTTCCAAATCTAACGCAGGAGTATCGCTTATAGAAAAACCTCCCGAATGACAGCTATCTAATATCACTATTTTATTTTTGGCGATAGTTTTCTCAATTATATCTATTAGCGTTTGTAATGGCAGGTTTCCATCGCTTAAAGAAAAAGAGTTTTTACCTCCATGCCCAGAAAAGTAAAAAATAAAAGTATCATCAGGTGTTGTTGTGGCGAGAACTGTAGTAAGTGCTTTAAGCAAATCAGTTGCGAATACTATTCCATTGTTTCCACATACATAAATGTTGCCTTCTGTAACTTTCAATCCAGAAATGCAAGCCTTTTTCACAGCTTGCACGTCATTAACACACATAGGCAATGCTGGGCAGCGTAACCTTCGCCGTGCCGCACAGATGGATGCCGTCCTCATACAGCTTCAGCTGAATGCTTCCCGCAGACTGTTTCATGTTTTGTCCCTCCTTTAACCCAGTGCCGCCTGCACATAGTTGATATCATATTCCAGTGTAAAGTCGCACTCCTGCATGGGGCTGGGCGGGGTAATGTAGATGTGGATATGGAGGATGCCCGCCATAAGGTCCAGCAGATTGTTTTCCTCCTCCAGCATCTCGGCCCGGGCCCCCAGCAGATGCTCCGCCGCCACCTGGCCGTTGAGCCAGATATTGGACGTATCGAGTATGTTGTCGATCAGCCGCCGGTTCATGGGCTTGTCCAGCTTGCTCCAGAAGGTGCGGATCAGCGTGTTGCCCACCCAGTCGAACATCCGGGAGATGGGGATAAACTGGTCCTTCACGTCCGTGTTGGCGGGGTAGCAGGCCGTATAGTTGCCCTTGGCGGTCCAGCCCATGCTCATGAAATTGATGGCCGTAACAACACCCCAGCTGCCCGCCACAAGGTTCACCTGCTCCCAGGTCAGGTTGACTTCGGTGCCGTCCTCCAGGCAGCAGGTATCCATTTTGAGGTTCTTGTTGGACGGGCTCTCATAGGGGCAGCCAGCGTTGAGGGTGTCCACCGACGCCATAAGCCCCGCCAGCTGGGTGGAGAGGTGGAACTGGTAATCCCCCAGCTTCACCTGAGGCCAGCACACGATCTGGTTGATGTCCACAAAATTATTTTTGTTCTTGTAGCCCGTGAGCTGGCTGTACTCGGTGACGCCCTCCTCGGTGCTGTCCGCATCGATGATACACTTGGCCCCGAACAGGCCGTTAATACCCGCCGCTTTCGTGGCCAGGATCGCCGCAACCACTGTATTGTGGGAGTAGCCGGGGGCCAGCAGCAGGTCGGGGATCACGCCCACGGCCGTCATGCAGGCATCTACCTGACTGATACCCATGACGATATCCGGGATGGTAACGGCGCTGGGGTCCATCTGGGCGGCTTCCACCGTCAGGGAATTGGCGGCGTAGGACGCGCTGTCCTCCAAAAGTTCAATGACGCACACGCCCTTGTCCGCATCATAGAACAGGGAATAGTCCTCGTCCTCGGCCAGCTCGGCGGTGTCACCATCCCCAGTGGTAACTTTCAAGCCCTCGTGGATGGTGTCCAGCGGCAGGGTGATACGGTGCTCCACCACGTCATAGGGCTTGCTCTCGGCGGGCTTTTTCATGTCCGCGTCGGCAGGGTCCAGGACGTTGCAGAAAATCGCGGGCTGCGCGCCGTACAGCTGGAAGTGGCTGTATATGGCCTCGCAGAGGGTATACTTTTTCCAGTCGTAGGAAAAGCCCAGCTTCTCCACCGCCTCATCCCAGCTGGTGCAGAGGATGGGATAGTTGGGCTTGCCGGGTTTGGTGGCGGTATGCACCGGCGCGGCCCCCACAAAATAGGGGATGCCGCTGTCGGCCACCACGGGGATGCTTACCGCTGTGGCTTTTTTATATACATGGATACCAAGATTAGGCAAATTTATCACTTTCCTTTCATCTTGAAACTTCCCCTTTTATGCTGAAAGCTGAAAGTGGTATGATGGTAGCTGGAAAGGGGGTGAGCGATACGCAAAGATATTTAATTACATTCGATTCCAACGTTTCGAAGGAGGCACGGGCGAAAGTCATGCAGCAGCTAGAGGAAATCGATGTGATGTATACAGTGGGTACTAATAACACACATTCCGATGCTATGCACGGCAAAGTTCCACAGGTAGACCGTATTATGGTCCTTTGGGATGGCTTTGGAGAATTCCCTAATTCCCCAATTTATGCTCAACTTCCAACTGGATGCACGGTAAGTCGGGCATAAATCTTCAAAGGTCTTCCCGCACTGCTGTAAATCGCTTCGCTTCCGGGTCACATTCAATGGTGACCCGGAATTTCTTATCTTTCACCCAAAGCAGCTCTCCCAGCACATAGAGCAGACACGCCCCATGCTCCAAAGCAGTTATTTGACCACTCAATTTATGAACGTTCGGCACAGGGCTTTCGGAAATTTTAATTCCAGGGAAATCGCTTTGAAGCTCTTGCAACTCTTTAGGAATCATTAAGATCGCCCTTCTTTCTGCATCGCCTCGAACTCCGGCCGGATCTTCTCCTGCGCCCCCTCCAGCAGCTCCCGGGAGAGCTTCTGGTAGTTGGCATAGTGAGCTGTGCCGGGCTCCTTGACCTTGAGCCGGGCCACGGCCAGAGACTCCCCGGGAATCAGCAGATTTTTCACCAGCGGATGCAGCTCCACCAGCTGGGCGTACTCTTTGAGAATGTCCTCCCGCTCCCCCCGGAACACCTGGCCGGTGTGCCAGTAGCCCCGAATATTCGGGCCTATGTAGCAGTAGATTTTGTTACTCTTTCGGGCCGTAGTGTTGGCCCCCGCAGTGGTGACCTTCTGGGCCGCCGCTGCGGATGTTGCTGTAGCCTTGCTTGCCATAGATTACCTCCAATTTTACCGAGGGCAGCAGCCATGTGGTCAGCATTTCCCCGGCGTAAAATGGCGGGAGCTGCTTATCGTAGATGAGATAGTCAGCCCCCGCTTTCATGTCCAGTCTGAATTGTTTGCCGATCAGCCGCTGCCGCCACAGGGACAGCCGCACGCGCTCGATCAGCCCCAACAAGGCCAGCGGCCCCTCCTGGCTGTCCGGGTGGTAAATCCCGAAAACCGTGCGCACCACTGCTTTGCTGTCGGGCTCAGCCCGACCCTCCGGCCATACATCGTTAGCGGTGATAACCTGGTGGATGATGAGCGGCGCTTTCTTCTCCGCCTCCGCGAACTCCGGCAGGCCCATGGAGTACACCTCCGGCGCCCGGGGCGGGGGCTGGGCTTCATCGTCCTCCTGCAGCTCCACCGGGAAAAGCAGGTCTTTCACGGCCTCCCGGGTGAAGCCGCAGAGGGCATCCAATAGATTTTGTTTTGTCATGGTCAATTCCCCCAGCCGTTAAGGAGCCGCATCACTTCATGATGATACCGCTCTATGTATTTCTCAGCCGCCTGCTCCCCCAGCTTTTCCTTGATTTCGTCCTTGCCCAGCATACCCGGCACCGTGCCGCCCATGATTTCGCTGATGGAATCGCCGCCGCTGCGGGAGGCGCCGCCGTCCCGCGCAAAGATTCCCACATGGCCGCTGCCCATCCTCGCCACAAAGGCGTGCTCGAACAGGGCCGGAGCAGTGTCTTTGCGCTGGTGGCCGTGAGTTGGTACACCGGGGTGCGCCATCTGCCATTTGCCGTGTATCATCACGGGTACCAGCTGGCTCTGGTCATAGGTGGGAGCGCCAGGGCTTGCCCCGCCGTAGCGGAACAATGGGATCTTGCCGCCTGCAAAGGTGACAAAGGCCTGCACTCCGTCCTGATAGGTGTAGCGGATGAACACATTCTCGTTGGCTCGGATGTTGGCCGCGCTGATGTCGTACTTCTCCTGGATAGCTTTTGCACTGTTAGTCCGCAGATGGGATACCGCCCGCTGCATGGCGGACTTGGCGGCCCGCTCTGTGCCGCCCGGAATGCCCGCCAGAAGGGCCTGCATCTTGTCCAGCTGGCCCTGATCCATCACCTGTACTTGAATCGTACTCATTGCGCAAACCTCCCCAGCTCGATCCGCACCATGCCCATCTCCACCCCGGAGCTGCCCACCTGGTACTTATTGAAAAATTTGGGGTTCTTCCCGTCGTTGATCTCCAGCCACTTGCCCTGCTCGGGCAGTTTGCCGCCGATGTCCTCCAGGGCGCAGTATAGGGTCGACTTCGCCTTGAAGATGCCGGGCAGATGGTCGTCCTTCATCTGCTGGCGCTCCGTCTGTTCTACGTCCTGCAGACTGACTGAGATGTCCGCATACACCTTGCCGTCGTACTTGATGGTATGCCGGTCGGCGAATTCCTCCAGATTGAGAAATACACCCTGCACGTCATTGGCGATGGCCTCCCTAAACGTCAGCGGCCTCATCCCGGCAGCTTCACCAGCACAAATTTGTCGCTGGCCTCACTGGGGGCTGCGGCATACCCCGCCGGGGTGGTAGTCCCCTCCGCCGCAGTGGCGGTGATACCAGCGCCGTCAAAGTGGACAGCCGTACCCATCTCGATAGCGCCCTCGCCGCTCTTGGGCAGCTTGTACACACCCACCATGTGCAGGGAGCCCAGCTCCCCGGGCTTTATCTCGCCGCCGGTAACGCCGAGCCTGCCGCCCACGACCACCACCGTGTCGCAGGGGATTACGGTGTCCGTGGTATTTTTGTAGTCCAGGGTTTCGCCCCGCTGGACGTACTCAGCGGTCACACTGGCCTTTGGGGCCTCTTTTGCAGTTGCCATAGTTTATCTCCTTCCTTTACGCCAGAAGCGTGTTCTCAATTTTAATACCGGGATTCTTCACCGCGCCCCGGAAGTCCATGACCTGGATACCCCAATCCAGGTAGATGTCCCACACAAAGCCCAGCTGGCCGGCGGTTTCCATGCGGCGGATGCTGGGCACCTCCTGGCCGTTGAGGTAGTCCACCTCGATGAAGGCGGTGTCCTCGGCGGCGCCCAGCAGGAACCAGGGGGCCGCGCCGGTACCGGCCAGCCGGTTGATCTCCGGGTCCTCCACCTGCTCCAGGCCGTAGCGGTACAGAGGGTTCACCGCCTGGGTGTTGTCGGTGGTCTGGATGGTGGGGGAGTTGAACAGGGTGAACAGGTCGAAGCCCATGCCCACCGGCAGCACCAGCATGGCGGGCCGGATGGTGATGGCCTGTTCGAACTGGTCTTTCTGGGTGGATATGGCCATAATCATGGCCTGCACAGCCTCTTTGGTGATGCCGGTGCCGGTCTTGAGCAGGTTCTTGTGCTCCGCGCTGAACAGCACCTTGTCATCGTAGATTTTGGGATTCTTCATGAGGATCTCGTAGCACTGGCGGTTGATGGTGCGCCGGGCCGCGGCGGCGTGGCGGGCGGGGATGGAAGTCACCAGCCCGATATCGTCATTGATGAACGCCTGGCGGGTAAGGGTGAACTGCTTGCCGTAGGTTTTGAGCTTACGGGTGGGCAGTTTGGCGTCCACCGGCTTGTCATGTTTCAGCTCGCCGCCCTCGGGCACCTCCACAAAGTCGCCGATAGGCCCGGCCAGATAATTGTTGTCGTGGGTCTTGAAGTCGGGCAGAGTGCCTTTCTTCGTCCACTTGTCAAAGGTGACTGGCACCTGCTTGTGGCCGGCCACATACGCCTTTTCGATGGCGTTATCGAGAATGGCCGGGAACGCCGCCGTGGGAGTCAGGTACTGCCTCTGTGTGAGAGTGCTGAACAGCTCATCGGAACTCATGTGCCGCGCCCCGACCACGCCGTCCCGCTCCAGGCACTCTATGCCCAGGTCCCGGAAAGACATAGCGGCGAACTGCCTCGCGCCGTTCCCGGCCCCCTCGGGGGTCAGGCCGCCACGCATCACCAGACCGTCCGAAGCGTCCCGGCGGAACTCATCCTCGCCGCTCTCGCCCACAGTGATTCTACTGCCCAGAGGCGCGCCGTTCTTCTTCAGGTGCTCCAGCACGGCGGCGCGGGTTTCATCCAGGGTCTTGCCCTCGGTGATGAATTTGTCAGGCTCCATACCGAACTCCCGGCACAGGGTGGTGATCTCCGCGCTGCGCTGGCGTTCAGCCTGCAGAGCCTCATCCACCAGCTGCCGGGTGTTCTCCGGGGGCGCGGGCTCAACCTCCGGCTCCTTTTCCTCTGCCTCGATCTCACGGGTCAGGTCGTCGATCTCCCGCTGGAGAGAATCAAACTCTGCCTGTTCCTCGGCGGTGAGGTCGCGCTTTTCCTGTTTGGCGGCGTTTACCAGTTCCCGCTGACGCAGGAGCTTTGCCGCCCGTTTCTGCTTCTTGTTCATACAGACTTACCTCCAATAATATTTTGATTTATTTGTAACTGCCGCTCAAACACCGAAAGGGGAGCGCCAGCGGTCAACGTTGCCCTGCGGGCAAGTTGCGGAGTTTCCCCCGATGGGGAAAACTCCGGGCCGTCCCATTCCCTGCCAACACCGACAGTGGAATCGGCGGGAATGCTTACTATGCTGATCTCATAGGGCTGCCATTTCCGCATGACATGGCAGGGACCTTTGAAGCGGCCATCCTCGCTTTTCTTGCCGGCCGTGATAACCTCGCACTCGCCCATATTGACCATGTAGCCCACGGACACACCCTTGAGGGAGCCGGATTTTACTTTCTTGTAGATGGTGTCGGACTCAGCGTCATCGTCAAACTCCACCTCTGCCTGGCCGCGGCCGTTTTCCACCCAGGCGCGGGTGATCTTCCCGATCACCTTGTCCCGGTTGTGGTTATACAGCAGGCACCCGATCTCATTGAGCCGGGAGAGGTCCACGGCCCCTTCGCTGTGGTCGAGAATCTCAATGAACAGCGCCCGGTCATAGGGCTCCTCGCTAGAAAAGGAGAGGGTGACCTTGCGCCCCTCTCCTTCCTCCGCCCGGATGGCCGATACCGTCATGTCCCGGTGGAAATTATTCTCCGTCTCCGCCGCTCTCATCATCTGCTTTGCCATCGCTATCACCTCCCCCCGTCACTGGAGCAGGTTCCCCGCCCTGCTGGCCGAAAATCATACTGCTGAGATCCAGACCGTGTGCTTCTTCCGCATACTCGAGCACCTCCGCAATGTCGTCCACCTGGTCGCGCCAGTCCTTTCCATTTTCCGCCGCGATCTGCTTGAAGGTCTTTTGCCCGGTGCGCATGGCGGTCTGGGTGGCGGTGGCCTCCTTCGCCGGGTCTATCCAGGGTTTGGGCGGCTTTACCCATTCATGGGCAAAGTACACGTCTTTCCGGGCCCAGAAGTCTGGCGCGGTGATTTTCCCTGCCAGCACCGCCGAAATAAGGAAACTCTCGTATATCTCATCGATGACCTCCACCAGCAGCTCCACTTCGTCAGCATAGGTCATGCCGTCCTCAATAAGATTCTGCCGGGTGGAGCTGTAGGTGCTGCCGCTCATGTCCCTGGCCACGGCCTCATAGCTCAACCCCTGCCCAGCAGCTACCAGGCGGTTCAGCAGCTTCACATACTGGGCGGCGTCCGTGGCCTGGCCCTGGGGGTTTATCATGTCCACCTCGTCACCGGCCTCCAGCTCGCTCACCATGCCGGGGGTGAACATCCGGCGGTCGTAGCCCTTGCCGCTGGCGCTGGCGCGGCCCCGGCCTAAATTGGGGTTGATTTTCTTGATGAACAGCGCCACGCAGGCCAGGATGCGCTGCTTGGTGTTCTCGGCCACCATGAACTCATTGGCGTCCCGGATGCGGGTGAGGGTGGGGGCCATGTCGCTCATCTCCCGGAGCTGGCTGGGGCGGCGCTTGCTGAAGTAGAAGATAACGTCCTTTGCCTCGATATACACCGGTTCCGGGGACGTCATACCGTCCACATCGTACTGCCGGAACCAGTAGCCCACGGGCTTATTGTATGGGGTGTACTCGATTCCGCCGCACACACGGTTGCCCTTGTGTTTTGCCACGATGGTGCTGCCGTCCAGCTCGTCCACCTCCATTGCCTGGAGCTTGAAAGGGAGAAGCCCGTCCCCGGTGTACCGCTTGACAAAAAGCATACCGCCGTCCACCTTTTTCCGGCGGACGGCCATGCGCAGCATCTGGCTGAAGCTCTGGGTGGCGGCAACATCACAGTTGCGCTTTTTGCACCACTGGGCCCACAGCTTTTCTATCTGCTGGTTGAGGTCCGTGTCGCCGGTCTCCGCCTGGAGGGTGAACCCTCCGCCCACGATGTTCCTCCCAAAGGCCCCGATGAGGGCGTTCAGCATATCCGAGTTGCGCTCCAGGTCACGGGCCCGGGCGCGCACCGTATCCCGGCTGTAGCGGTCGGTCATTTCGGCGCTGGAATTGATGGCCCGCCAGTTCATGTTGAGCCGGGAATCGTCCCCGGCATCGTAGTGGCGTAATTCGTCCCGCCAGGCCATACGGGCCAGGCCCCGCCGGGGGTCGAACCAGCCCACTACACGGTCGATTATGTTCACGCAATCACCGCCCCTCAAAAAACGCTACACAGGCCCCAGGCATCAGACAGCTTTCATCCTCTCCCGCAACCTGCGCGGCCAGTTCATTGTGCATTTGCCGCAGAAGCCCCAGGTCAGCTCGGGTCAGGCTCCGGCTCCCCAGCTTGTAGCTCTGCCCGCCCACCAGAATCGTCTGGATGGCGGCGTCCACCTGGGAGAGCAGCTCCCGGGGCTGGTAGGTGGTATCTGTATCGTTCATGATATTCTCCTTTGTTGCCTTTCTGAGTATATACATGGTATAATTTTGTGACAGGGTGATTGGCACCTATCGCGGGCTAACTAACTCAGATGAAAGAGGACGGCTTATCCACTTTCTGATGACTGAAAACCCGAACATCACTATAGGGAACATACTGCGCACGGCGGATGGTTTGGAAAGCTTCACCGTCCGCAAAGTCGAGTACGACCGGTATAACGGAAAGCCGGAGCTTCTCAAAGCGTACATTTAATTTTGTCTGCTGTTTCCAGATAAAATCTATGACTTTGCTGAGCTAAAAAGCTGAGTGCTGCTCTCATTTCATCGTCAGAGTGGCACTCAGTTTTTATTTTGAACTCCACCGTTGTACCAGTGCTCCCATCAAGTTGCGCACAGTATTCTACACTTGCTTTTTCCATTGTGTCCCTCCTAAATCCAATTTTCGTGGGCCTTAATCCAATCCTCCTCCGGCGTAGGGGCGGGGGCAAACCCGGCAGGCTTCTCCGCCTCGTCCTCCAGGTAGAGGAAACGCACATCCAGGATATCCGCCGCGGCCATCGCATACACCTCGCAGTCCAGGTAGTGGTTGTCCCCGTGGGAGTGCTTTTGCACCCACACCTGCACAGTGCGCCCGCCCTTTTTCACGTTGACTTTATGCTCGGCGGTGACCTGTTCGGCATATTCCCGATCACATCCCGCATACACCGCCCAGCTCCCTTTTTCCTTGATTTTCTTCCGCAGCCGCGCGGCGATCATATCCTTGTATTTGTCCGTGTCCACCAGTACCAAATCCATGCCGTAGGCCCGGCTGGTGGGCTTATTCACCTTGCTCATGCGGTAGTGGGTATACATTTTCGTGCTGGCTCCCTTGCTGGGCAGTGCCCATTCAGAATTAGCCGCACAAAAATCATATACCATGTCCGTCTGATCGCCGCTGTCGATGAGGGCCAGGTTGACTACCATCGGCGCGCCGCCGTCCTCCCGCTGGTAGGAGAGGTTCATCACCCGCTCCACCTCTTCCAGGCTGAGGGCCTGGCCGTGGGCGATGTTCTGGGAGCGGAAATGATTGCCCCACGCCCGGATGGTCCAGTATGCACAGTTTTCCTGCACGTCCACACCTCCGGTGAGGAGCTTTGCCCAGCTGGGCACAACGAGTTCTGGCAAGTGGGTCTGGCGTTCCAGCACCATGTCAGCGCTGGTCTTGAGGTTGGTGTCCTCCCAGGGTTCCGCCAGCCAGGAGTTCACAAAGTTCTGGAGCTTCTCCGGGTCGTCCTTGCTGGAGAGGAACTCCCGCACCACGTCCGAAAAGCGGACGAAGGGGGAGTAGAGCGTGTTGATCCAGAAACCCACTTTGCGGTGGTACGGAGTGTTTTCTTTCACCGTGCGCCACTCCCCCTGCCGGAGCATCTGGGGCTTGTGCTGGTCTGTGATGATGGCGTCGCACTCCGGGCACACATACACCGCCCCCTCGGCCCTGTCAGCGTAACTGAGCCCCTCCCCATCTGAAAATTTGACCTGGGACCATTTCAGCTCAATCATTTTGCCGCAGTGGGGGCAGGGCACAAAGTAGTGTTTCTCCACATCGCAGCCCTGCAGGGACTTCCATACATGGCCCGTGGTGATGGTGGGGGTGCTGATGATGACTATTTTGCGGTTGGCAAAGGTTTTTGTACGCTCCCGGGCCAGAGAAATGGGGTCGGCCTCCTTGCTGCTGGCCCCGGGGTATTTGTCCACCTCGTCCAGCAGCAGGAAACGGATCGCCTTGCTGGCCAGGTTGGAGGGGGAGTTGGAGCCCTCCAGGCTGAGATACATTCCGTCAAACTGCAGCTCCAACTTCTTGCTGTTGTTTGCCTGGTACCTCTCCCGCAGTGCCGGGGAAGCCTCGATCATGGGCACGATGCGGTTCTTGGCCACGCTTTCGGCCAGCACGTCTGAGGGGTATACCACCATGGTAGGAGAGGGGTCTTGCTGAATGATGTAGCCCAGGGCATTGAGGATAGCCTCAGTACCACCAAGCTGGCTGGCCTTGCACAGCACGATCTCTTCCGTCTCATAGTCCAGCATGGCGTCCATTACGCCGATGAGATAGGGCGTCATGGCATTGCGCCAAGGGCCGGGGAGGGCCGAGGTCTTGCTGTCCAGCATCCGGTATTTCTCCGCCCACTCTGAGACCGTCAGATCCTCGGGGGGGAGGAGACTTTCCAGGGCTTTTTTCTGATAAGCGGTGATGGGGTACTTGCGGATTCGGGGCTTGCGTTTCGTCAAGACGCATCATCCCCGGATGCAACCCCCGCCACCACAAAAGCCCGGAGAAGCTGCGTTACATCAGCCTGCAGCTCTTTTTCAATGCGCCGGGCCTCTGTCGGCTCAATCGCGCCGCCGATCTGGCTCACCAGCCGCCCCGGCAGGGACTGTGCGAATTTTTTAAAGGCTACGAAGAATCGGGCATAGTCCAGGGTGGCTTCCTCCACGGGGATGTACTTCCCGGCTGCTATGTCCATTTTCAGCTGATGATATTCGTTCTGTGTTTCTTTTAAGGCGATGTCGGCCTCCATCTTCTGCCGCTTCAGCTCCTGTTCTCTCCCAGAGCCGACCTTTCCGTGGGCGGCGTCCCGCAGATAGCGGATATACGCCTGGATGGTAGGTACCAGATCATACTGCCGTCCGTTGGGGGTTTCTGTGGCCGGAAGCACACCGTCTTTTGTCAGCTGCTGGATGTGCCGGTCCCCAACGCCGAACAGCTTTGCAATGGTGCGAGTGGGGTACATGGAGCCGCCAGTGATATTTCCGTCTGCACTCACAATCAGTTCAACTCCTTCCAGAATCAATTCCAGGGTGTCCAGCGCAAGACCACGTTTCATCGGCTTGCCTCCGGCAGCGTCGTCCTCACAGCCTTTTCCCCGGTGTATTCCTCCCAGCGCCGGACGATCACGTCGCAGTTGCGCTCATCCAGCTCCATGAGATAGGCCGTGCGGCCCAGTTGCTCACAGGCCATAAGCGTGGAGCCGCTGCCGCCGAAAAAGTCACCCACCAGCCAGCCGGGCTTGCTGGAATTGTTCACCAGCCTGCCCACCAGGGGGACCGGCTTCATGGTGGGATGCATATCATTCCGGCTGGGCCGCTTCTCGTAGAGGACGGTGGTCAGGTCCTTGTATTGCTTCATGTAGCCCTCTACCCAGGCCAGCAGCTCCTGCTTGCTCATTTTCTTGAAGTCCGGCTCATCTTCCAGCAGGATGGTGTCCTGGGAACGGTCGTTGATGAAATAGTGCCCCGCCCCCTCTTTCCAGCCGTACAGGATAGGCTCATGCCGCCACTGGTAATCCTGCCGGCCCAGCACAAAGCTGGACTTCTCCCATATCAGGCACTGGGCCAGCTTAAAGCCGGAATCGCTGAACGCCTCCCGGAACTTGGTGCCGGTGCTCTCCGCGTGGAAAATGTAGGCCGCAGCGCCTTTTTTCATCACGTCAAAGGCGCAGCGGAACGCCGCCCGGAGGAACTTATAAAAGGCGGCAGAGCTCATCTTGTCATTTTTTATCTGGCTATTGGCCCGGGGACCGCTCTGGCCCAGATAATTCTCCAGGAACACGGCCTTGCCGCCGTAGTCCACATTGTAAGGAGGGTCCGTCACCAGCAGGTCAAGTTCCGCGCCGTTCATGAGCGCGGCCACATCCTCTTTCACTGTGGCGTCGCCGCACATGAGCCGATGCTTGCCCAGCTGCCAGACGTCGCCCCGGTTGGTGACAGGGGTCTGAATCTCAGCCGCCACAGCGTCCGGGTCGAAGTCATCATCCTGGGCCTCGTCGGGGATGTCCAGGGATTGAATCAGGTCCTCCAGCTCATTCCGGGTGAAGCCCGCCGCGGTGAAATCGTAACCGTCCAGGTCCAGGCCCACCAGGATTTCTTTCAGCTTTTCGGTGTCCCAGCGCCCGGAAATCTTGTTGAGGGCAAGGTTGGCCATGCGCTCCTTGTTCTTGTCCTGAATGTTCACCACGACCACGCTGGCCTCGGTGTAGCCCAGGTCCATCATCACCCTGCGGCGCTGGTGCCCACCTATGATGGTATTATCGAAGTTCACCACAATGGGCTCCACATAGGTGTTCTCCCGGATGCTTTTCTTCAGGGCCTCATACTCCGGGTCGCCGGGGGCCAGGGGTTCCCGGGGGTTGTACTCCGCGGGGATCAGGTCGGCCAGGCGGCGGACCTCCAGCTTCATATCACTGCCGGCAGTTTCGGGGATTGTATCCATTCCAGGGCCTCCTTTTTCAAAAATTGGGATGGGGTGCGAAACGAAATGGGGTTTTCAAATTTCTTTTCACGCACAAAACGCCCGGGCCTCTTTTGCCC